ATGAGATCGTTTTGCATAATTATGTTTTTGTTTTGCAGCTTTCGCTGCGTGTTTTTTCCACCGACGTCGAGTCCCTTTATCGACGTTTCTCCTACGGATGGAACTTTGAGCATTGCCTGAGCGCCTGACGGCGACGATGCGCCGCCCTGGGCATAGGCAAGCATTGGATTGATACCTGCCGCGCGCATGTCCTTTACTGCGCGCTGATATGAAGTATTGGATAGGCGTTCTTGAAACGCCATCTGCTCGCGAGCGAGCTGTTTTTGCTGTTTGTTTGTGTCTTTCGCCGAGAAGTAATTTATTCCCGACGATATGACACCACCCAAACCACCTAGTGAGAATCCCATGTTCGTTGCACCTCCTGAAATGGGTATTGTGGGTAGCACGTACCCGGGGGTGTAACCCCCCGAGCCGGGAACTATAGGTTGAAGCGCCATCAGAAATGGTCGATATAGCCAGGCACGCCGTAAACCGGCATAGGCCGTGCACAACGAAGACCAATGTTTGTGTCCATTATGAAATCGGGTTCGTCTGTTACTGCTTTAACACGATCCATCGGGACAGCTTCTGATATGAACGCTTCGTTTAGCACTGGACGAGTTTCGAATTCCTGTGCGAGATGCCATATATCTAACGGCTGCGCTGCTGTCGATCGGAACTTGCCACTAATGATTGAAGGCTTATAACGGTACTCTGCATAGCGTTCCTGATAACCGAAAATTGTATCGTCTCCTGCGGATCCATCGGCAAATATCTCTTTTGACAATATTTCCTGTTCGCCCAGGTGGGCGAGTGCCGGCCAGAAGAAGTCGTAACGAGTTTGCCTTAACCACATACGGTTAATGCCCTGCTGATACGTGAGATCAGCTCTTACTGACACCATCCCGATTATCGTCATGTGCTCAGTGAATGACTGCGTGAATCCATGATTCATTGCTGCAATTGTACCGAACGACGACAAGTTGCCTTGCGGTGTTACGTCGGGAACAATTCCCGTCGGCGTTGTCTGTGGTACTGACTGGAAGTTGACATAAGAACGACCACCACCTAAATATTCCGGACGCTGTAACCGGTAATCTGGTGAAGTGACGTTGAAATGAGCGCGAATTACCTCTGTGTACCTAGTTCCGCCTCTGGCGTCCCGTTCGAGTAATCGCTGAGTTTGAAATGCTTCGCGTAGCGAATTGATTGTTGCGGCTGTCGCCTGGCTAAGATCTGCCTGTAATCCTGTGTCCTGTGTCCATAGTCCAGCTTCCGTATTAGGCAACGTACCGCTTAACGCGTTCCAGTTTGCCGAGTTGCTGGTTCCATGACCAAGTTGACCAGTCTCGCTGTTGCTGAATTGCATAACAGCCGGGTTACCATCGCCGATAACCGGCGCTGATGTGCCAAGCGGAATATCTACCGCGGCACCCTTCTGTGGCCACGGCAATGCGCCTGTAAAATAATCTTTGCGCTTGCCACGTTTGAGTGGGACGGTTCCTTCCCAGAATCCGCCGTTGTCACCAGTGTCTACTACAATTGAATCTTGCAGATTTTCATCCCGAAACCATTCGTTCCATATTTTGTAGTAAGCCCTGAACGGCAGGGCTGATATTGGTGAATCCAGATACGGAAATCCGAGAGGGAGACCGAAATAATCGGCTAGCTCACCTTCGGATATTAAAGCGGCACCGCCGCCCGTTATTGTTGGGATCGTGAAGTCGATCGAGTCTGTTGGATTTTCCTGAAATCCACAGAATTTTTCCCAGTTATCCCATAACAATCTGTTGGGAACTGCGAAGAAAAATGATTCCAGAATGATGTTATCCATGATTGGCTTAATTGGTGTAGCAATGCGAGCGAAGGCTGTCATGTTCAGCCTGAACGTATCGCCTGGCAATGCTTCGTCGACGTATACGGGTACGAGTACCGACGCGTCGAAAGTTGTTTTGTGTCCATGCGTACGGTCGAATACCGACCGCTTGATATTTGCATCCGGCACCTGACTAAAATTGTGGTTGCCTTTTGAACGGGAGTATTTACGGGACATGGTTTTATCCTTCCTGTTGGGTTTCTGCGAGTACTTCTGTTGCTGATGCTATCCACACCGGCGTTTCTTCTGTTAATTGGGCTGTACTGTCTTCGTATTCACCGATCATGTACAACGTGAAATCTTCCGGACTGCGTTTGTATCTATTGTCTTCCTGTCCGAATAGCACTAAGTCGCGCCACATTCTTAATCCAGCCTCAATCGTTGGCTGTGTGTAAGGCGCGCTGAATGAGTCTAGTGCTTTATCTTTTACTGCGAATACTTTGTATTTCATAATTTTCCACCTTTCATTTTGAGTTGAGATTTCTGTATTTTTTCACGTGCATCTGCACGATCTTGATTAAAGTTTTTGTATTTTTCGAATACCTCCTCACGTCGTTCATCTCTTAGTTTTTCGAAAGCTTCCGGATACCATTTTTTGAACAATTTGTTGAAGTATTCCGGAGGCGAGTATTTATTGGCTTTTCCATCTGTGACGTATCCCTTCGGGTACAAGTCACCATGATATTTTTCTAGCCATTTTGATCCTATTCCCGGATTCCTGGACATCCGTGCGAACTCTGGAAGTCGTTGTAATATTTCTCCGGTTTCTGGATCGAGTGCTTCATAGTGCTGTTTTGCTTTGTCGCCTGTGATTTTCTTAACGGCGTATCGTGATACATAGGCCGCCGCTTCGATCGAGTTTGATTGAACTGTCGCCAGTCCATGTTTCCAAATCGATGTAAGACGCCTAGAAGTATCAATGCTGTAGTCGCCGCGATCACGCCAGACGACGCGATCATGAAAATCAGCACCGAAAAGGATAGCGTGATAATGGGGACGCCCTTTATCGTCTCCATACTCGCCCACAGCGTAGTAACGAATACGAGCAGGGCTGAAATGATTACGAAGGCGCTTGATAAAGCGGCGTAAATCTTCTGTGACGAGTGTTTCACCATAGGGAACATTCTCCTCATCGTAAGTTAGTGTTAGGAAACAGGATTCTTTGTGATCGAATCCTTCGAGATGCAATCGCATAGCCCAGCTTCTGGCTTTGTCCAGGCGGCACCCGATACATTGTCCGCAGGGCAAGGCGATAGGGTGAGTGCCGCCATCAGGGCTAAAACTAATAGCGCGAGTGTCATTCGCGCCTTTTTCGATTGCCTGATAAGCAATTAACGGTTTGTTGCATGCCATACATGCCTAGAACCGGATCCCGCCACGTGATACCGGGCGTTTGTAATTAATTTTCTTAGATTTTGCGTACTTGCGAAATACCTTACGGGATTTGCCACGACGCATGCTTTTTCTACGCATAATGCTCTCCTAGTTGATGTTTTATTGCCTTCAGGAGCGACTTATACATAGTTTTTTTGTTATTGCAAGAACTTCGTTTTGCAGGGTAATGGCCCATTAGCTTTTGCTTATATGGGCCAGTGGGAACAGTTAACTACAAGGTTATATACTGTTCCTCTGTTTTTTTCGCGTTTTTTCGTTTGGTTCGTTTGTTCGCGTTATTGATTGTGAGCCCTTCTGAACGTCTTTGTTCGTTTAGGGCTGTGTTGGTATTGGTTTTTGATTTGCACGGCTTGAGCGTGCTTAGGTTTGCTCTGAGAGGCAAAAAGAGACCCCTTTCGGGGTCTAGTTGGTGGAGTTATGTGTTTTCGCCAGTTTTGTTTTGTCCTGGCGGTTCGCCTTCGGGCGGTTTTTCTGAGCTTCGAGCAGATTCCTGCTGTGTTGTTTTAATCTCACCTGTATTTCCCGCCTGGTCAATATTCTGCTCTGAGTTTTGTATTTCATACATCTGCCTCAATGTCTCATCGGTTACATTACCGATATCGGCAAATGGCAGTTTTTCTTTAATGAATTCTGGCAATTCGTTATAGGCTTGCTGCATATCTGTGAATGCCAATTTGACGTCCATGAGCTCTCCGATCTCTGAGACGTCTGCGTATTGCGCCTCTGGCGCTGGCGGTAAACCGCCTGATCGCCGATACCTGGCGACGATTTTGTTGATGTTTGTTGTTTCTTCGTGACTTTGCTCCACGAGTGTTTCGGTACCTGTATCCAGTTTCACTGGAATACGTTTTCCAACGTAGTGGAGTGGAATATATTCGTTTACTTTCGACATAGATTCTTTCCTTTTGGTCATCTGACAACCCCTTTTAGGATTTGCATTAATGATTTTGCACCTGTAGCGGCGGCACCAGCGCCGCCACCTAACTGCAGTGATGGTGCAAGATTTGGATTTTTCAAAAAGTAATCACCGATTACATTTTGTTGTTTTGCAACGCCTCTGGCCGAAGACGCTTGAGCCATTGCGGCTTCTGTCTGCGCTTCGATGAGATCGTTTTGCATAATTATGTTTTTGTTTTGCAGCTTTCGCTGCGTGTTTTTTCCACCGACGTCGAGTCCCTTTATCGACGTTTCTCCTACG